GTCCTAGTGTGTTAGCAGTGGTGCCATCTGAGATTTGCAGCCTTTCGCCGCCAACGCTTGAAGACGTGCCAACTAACAGGCGTCCCGAGCTGTCGATGCGGGCGCGTTCGGTTGGCGTAGAGCTATTGCTGCACCGCATGACAAGTGCAGTGTTCTCAAGGCCAATGCCTGCGTAGTTGGTATCGTCGGCGTTGAACTTGACTACTGAGTTAAATGATGCACCACCTGTTCTAATGCTAACCGCAGCGTTAGACGAGCTGCTGTTGAGAGATAGGAGTTCGCTGGGGGCAGTAATGCCAATCCCTACTGACCCGTTAAAGTAACTTGTTCCGTCTCCTTTAACGTAAAATCTTTCTGTTCCTGCGTTTTTGACTAAAAATGTTTTAGCCGCTGTTGTGCTTGACTCAATTTCTAATGCTGTATCCGCGCTAGTACTGCCTGCATTGTTTTTAATTTTTACAAGCGTTCCAGAAAAACTACTTTCAACATGAAGAAGATTTCCAGGGCTACTAGTCCCTATCCCTACTCTGTTATTGGTGGCATCAACGTAGAGTGTATTGCTATCAATGTTGACATTGCCACTTGAATCAATCGTCATGCGATTGGTGGCATTAGTCTGGAAAACAAGCGGATGAGCGGTTTCTGAAATAAGGTAAGTACCGTTAGCGACATACATTCGTCCCATCGCGGTGTTAGTAGTATCACTCAGCCGAAGTTCTTGGTTGCCTGCAGTTGCTGATAAATGCAACAATGCCCCAGGGCTACTAGTCCCCAGACCTAAAAGGCCAGCGGCTGTGATGCGCAGTGTCTCAGAAAAAATAGCTCCATTGAAGTTCCTGAACGTAGTCGCCCCGCCAGACGCAATATCCAAGCCAGTGTTGTATGCCGTGTCAAGCCCAAAATAGGAATCAGTGTTTGATCCAGATTTGAACTGAATTTGAGCACTGCCTGAAGGAACTTGCAAGTGCAATAAGCTGGAAGGCGCTGTGCCTATTCCAACCCGCCCACTCGCATCAACAAACAACCGCCCAGTACCATTAGTTGAGATGGCTACGTTGTTTGCCGAAGGCAGATAAACCCCGTTGCTGGGGGCGGTGCTGCTGGTGGGGATGAAGCTGGCAGCGGTGCTGGTGCCAGTGGTCGTGGTGTTCTGGCTGCCGAAGTCCGGGCTGATCTTGGTGCCAGCGATTGCGGCAGAAGCGTTGATGTCTCCGTTGACGATGGTGCCATCAAGGATCATCGTGCTGGTGACGGTACCGGTGTCGCCAGTCGTCACGACCGTGCCAGTGGTATCCGGCAGGGTGATGGTGCGATCAGCGGTGGGATCGGTAATTGCAATCGTGGTTTCAAAAGCGTCGGCGGTGGCGCCCTCAAAACTCAGGCTGCCGGTGCTGCCGATCTCCAGATTGCCGGTAACCGTGCCACCGGATTTAGGCAGTGCAGCATTGGCCAAGTCGTAGGCGGCTTTGACTGCCGTGCTCGAAGCAATCGTGGTCGAGCTGGTGGTGCTGGTGCTATCGCTGAGTTTGGACTGCAGACCAGCCGGGGTTACGGCGCGGGCGGTATCGCTGCCGGTTTGGGTTTCGGCGTTGGTGGCAAGTTCCAGCAGACCTTGGACGGTGGTGCTGCCGATGGGGGTGGCGTTCACCCAAGCGCTGCCGTCCCAGATCTTGACGCCGTTGGGGGTCAGGCTGGTGTCCAGCCAGATTTCGCCGGTGCTGTTACCGCTGCTGCCACCGGAAGGCGGGGTGGCGTTGGGTGCAGTCGCACCAATATGAACAGGACCAACTTTGATAATGGTGGCACCAGTGCTGTCCTTGAAGAACAGGCCGGGGCTGCTGCTATTGGTGTTAAGGGCGATTTGGCCGTCTGCAATAGCCGTCGTAGGACGCTTGTTAGCGGTGCTGCTACGGATGTGCTTATGCGTTGAGGCCATTCCCTTAACTCCAACAGGACGGGATTACCCCAACAGTTTAGTATTCTCCGTCGTCTAGCACTACGTCGTAGGTTTCAAAGACATATGTGAAGTCGCGCCACGCGGTGTAGTAGTTGGCGTTTTGCAGTTTTATCAGGACGTCGCCGGGTTGCCCGCCAATGGGGACGTTCTCGGCGCTATAGACAAAACTTTCCGTTCTGTGTGACATCAGTATGTGCCATCATCCACCACGCCGATGGTCATTTCGCCTGTGCTGTTATTGACCAGCACCTCAGTAGATTCCAGTACCACGCCGATTTGTGAGGTGGTGGCAATTTGAGTGCGGCCCCACAACAGAACCAAGGCATCGCGTACATCTGACACTGCCGTCATGTCCGGCGTGAAGTACGTGCCGTCGCACAACACGTCGTAATCGTTGATCGTGCCGGATGCGCCCGAGACAACAGCAACCTTTGTCCAGTTAGCGCCAGTGCCCTGGCTTAGAACCCAGTCACCAACGGCCAAAGAAGATGTGGGTGCTGGTGTAGTACCTGTGCCCGTGGTGGTAACAACAAGGTAAACACCGTTGTTTTGGCTATTTGGGGCGCCAAGGGCTTGCCCGACAGTTAGACCAGCTTCGGTGCCGTACTCGTTCAGCGTGACGACAGTATTGGTGTTGGCGTTATATGTGCCACCGAAACGGACGTTGAGCTGGGTGGGGCTGCCGTAACCGACAAGCAGCCAATAACCGTTGGGAGTTGGGCTGACTGTGCCTACCCAGATGTAAGCCGAGCGGTCGGAAGGGTTGATCCACCACTGACCGGCAAATTCAGGTGTTGGCGCAGTTTCACTGACTTGGGCAATGCCATAGTCGGCAAGCTGGGTGGCACCGACACTGTTTTCGGCAAGGAAGGCGCTACCAAATGTTCCGGTTGTAATTTTGGTGGCGTCTAATTCGGGAATATCCGCTGCCAGCAGGCTGGTGCCAGAGTTGACGTGACCTTGGGCGTCAACGGTGACCTTGGTGTAGGTTCCGGCGCTGACTGTATTGCTGTGGTTGAGGACGCCGCCGGCGGCAACACTTAGACCCGTACCAGGCGAGATGGCGCCGGGGGTGCCGGTGGCAGCAACAGGCAAATCACCGCTGGCAAGGGCGCGGAAGGTTGGGGCTGCGGCTGAACCAGTCGTCGGACCAGCAAAAACTGTTGCGGCAGTTTGGGTTTCAAGGCTGCTGGTGATCGTGGCGACGCCAGCTGAACTGACCGAGGAGCTAAACGCGATTGGCGTGGAGTCCGTAAAGACAAAGCTCTGGACGCCGGCTTGCTGGACCCAGGTGCTGCCGTCCCAGGTGTAAGCCAGTGCGGTATTGGTGTTAAACCACTGCTGGCCTTCAAAGTCGCCGCTGCCGGTTGGGGAATTGCCAGAAACGATGGTGCTGGAGTCGGCGGCAAGTTTGGCGCCAGTGACTGCAGCCGCGCCGAGCTCGTCGGTGGTGACGGCGCCGGTGGCGATTTTGGCGGTGGTAACCGCGTCGGTAGCGATCGTGGTGGCGAACGAACCAGTTCCCGAGCCCGTGATATCGCCGGTCAGCGTGATCGTCTGGTCGCCGGTGTTGGTGCCGGAAGTGGTGCCGGAATGGGTGCCGCTGAACGTGCCGGATTGGGTGGCAAGGGTGCCAAGGCCGAGCGTGGTGCGTTGGGTGGCGGCGTCTGCGTCATCCAGCAGTGCGCGACCGGCACTGGTGCAGGTGATTTCTTCGACGTTGCCCGCGCCAGCGGTGGAGCGTCCCAGCAGAAGGTCGGTGCCGCTGGTTTGCTGGATTTTGGCGTAGGTGACGGCGTTGGCGGCCAGTTCAGCGGTGCCGACCTCACCAGCAGCGATGGCGTCGGCGGTGACCGAATCGGTGGCGAGTTGGGCTGCAGTAACTGCGTCGTCTGCGATCTTGGCGGTGGTTACGGCGTCATCCGCAAGCGCAGCCGTACCAAGGCCGGAGGCGTCGATTTTGGCGGTGGTGACTGCGTTGGCCGCAATTTTTGCGGTGGTTACGGCGCTGTCTTCAATGCCGGCGGTCGGGGCAATGACCTGTTGGAAGGCGCTGCCGTCCCAGATCTGGAGGTTTTTGCTGGAACTGTTGACGTAGCCGCGACCCTCAAAGTTGTCGGTGCTGGGGGTAACGGAGTCGTAGACGATGCTGGAATCGTCAGCCAGTTTGGCGGCGGTGATGGCATCATCAGCCAGCGCCGTGGTGCCGATCTTGGTGACGCTGCTCTGGTTGAGCTTGGCGAGGTCAATGCTGGAACTGTCAGCCAGGCCGGCGCCAGCCTCAAACAGGTCTTTGGCGGTGACCTTTTTGGTCTCGCTAGCCGAGATGTCAACAATGGGCAGTACGTCGGTGGCCGCAACGTCAGCTTCAAGGAGCTGGGTTAATTCAGTAATGCGTTGGTCGGCCACCTGCCAGCTCCAGGTACAGCGGTTCTTTTAGCAGTTTAGTCAGTGACTTCCGTAAGAAGGAAGTCGAGGTTTTGCTGCAGGCGGATCCGGTCGGTGTCCTCCTTCAGGATGTAGCCCGAGGGCTCGCCCACCAGCAGACGGATTTCGCCGGTGGTTACAAAGTCGATGGCGCAGTTGATCGCTTGGTCTGGGCGCACTTCGACGCCAGTGCGGGTGACCATTGCATCGAACTCATAGTAAATATCCTGCGAGTTCGGATACACAGCGTCTTCCGTTAGTTGCAAATAACAGCTGAACTCGCTGCCGATGTCTGTGCGGTTGATGAGCTGGAGCATCAACAATGAGTTTTCAACGAGGCCGCTATTTTCGGTATTAAACAAGCAGTCGATGGAGCCAGAGCCGCTGATTAGTCCGGCGGAAAACATCTTTTTGAAGCGGTCCGACATGGTGGTCGTTTCCATCGCTTCACGATCGGTATTAAACGTGAATCCGGTTACATCTCCAAGGACGCGCTCCACGGAACCGAATACACGAACATCAATCGGCAGTGGGTCGCCGGTAAAACTTTCTAGAGGTAGTTCTTCGGAACGGTTGTTGTTGATAGCTGCGGAAAAAGTGTTGAACAGTCTGATGCCGCCTATGGCGTTGATGTTGGCGTAGGCAACAACCTCGTCGTAGGTGCTTCCGCCACCAGCAGGCCATGTCGAAGGCGGCAAAAAGTCCAAGCCGCGAGCATCGGTGGTGTAGATGCGGATTTGGTCGCCAGTCAGCAAGTTGTCCAGCGAACCATCAAAACCAAGACGGTTAAGTGTGGTGTTGATGTCCGCTGGAGAAATTGAGCTAACGAACGACGTGGCACTTTTACGACGCAGTTTGACCTTGCCGTAGTGGCCTAGGAAATAGGTCATGCGTCAGCAACTTCAAGGAACGGACCATCGACCGTAAATTGAATTGCAACGGAAGTCAGTTCACCAGTGCTGACCTGCATAGAGGCATTGGTGATGTAAGCGTTAAACGAGATGTCGTCTTTAATATCACTTCCAGTGCCTGCGGTAGAACCGGCTCGCAAAATAATTCCAACGCGATCGCTAGTACCTACGCCGGTGGACGCAGTTTTCATGATTTTGTCTAGGAAGCTCGTGAACTGAGTTCCTGCTTCTCCGGTGTCCTTTCTGTAGTACAGCACGGTAGCGCTGCCTGTGGAACTGACGCTGCCAGGGGTATAGC